GGCTCTACTTCGGCGCCAAGTGGACGATGGTGCGAGTGGGGGAGTCAGCCGGGATTTCCGAGCGCTCGGCCCGGGAGGTGATCAAGGCCGGCGTTGCGTGGATTGATTGCGCCGTGGAGGAGATTCGCATCGCGGCGTAAAAAGTTCTTTCCTGCCGGATAAACAACTGTTTTCATGGCACCGTGTTCAGCTTTTCAAGCGCGACACCACAGAGAAAGCCCGACCATTGTGTCGGGCTTTTTATTTGCCATTTGATAGCTATGTGCCTTCAGCGTAGGTTAAATTCTTCCGGAAAATTCAATGGAGTTTCCCGGTGACGGACCAGTTAACGCTTGATCTCCCTATCTCCTTCTACTTTGAGTCGGAAGAACCGATTCCAATTGATGAGATAGTTTCTTCGCTTCTCGGGCTTCAGAAGCTAGCATCTAAAGTGCCGTTGCTTGTGGGCAATCTCTGTCAGGCAGAGTACGAGATAGACCTCGACAGCCTCAAGGTTGCGAAGATCGAGTCAGGTAGCTTGCTCGAGGTTTTGGTGCTGACCCTGCTTTTCAGCTCAGCGGTCGATAAGGACAGATGCATCAAATGGCTCAATGAGACGAAAATGGGAAAATATGCGAAGTTCGGCCTCGGAGGCCTTTTGCTGCTCCTGCTTGCCAGTGAGTCGATCACTCTCTATGACACTTTCAAGGGAAAGGGGGCTGAGGGCGAGACCCCAAGCATCCAGGCCAACAACAATGTCCTCATAAATATTGGCAGTGAAGCAACTGGTGTTGGTGTTGATGAGTTGCGTGCTGCCATTGATGGCGCGTTGACTGGCGATCGAAAGAAAATGGTGAAGGCTGCGCTAGATTTCGTCCGCCCCGCATCTGGTGAAGGTCGCGGAGGGCTGCATGCTGGTGAAGAGGCAACGGGTGTTGCATTTTCTCATCAGGCTGCAACAGATGCTCCTGCTACACCTGATTTTCGAGTAAAGGACACCGAGGTCGCTTACACAAAGACAAGGCTGGAAATAAGAGCCTTGGATCGTGATAAGTCAGATAGCGGGTGGAGAGGAGCTCTGCCGCAGGCGACTGGGGAGAAAAGGCTTCCACTGTACTTTGCTGATGGTCTTGATATTACCAAGGCGGTAACTCAGGAAGCCGTGCAAGCGGATGTTGAGGTTGTAATGTCGACAGACTTCAACCGCGGGATCTTGATACCCAAGAGCATCACAGTTACCAAGATTTACTGATTTCTGTCAGTAAAAAAGCCCGACCATTGAGTCGGGCTTTTTTGTTTGGTGTGTCTACCAAAATCGAGACAGCTGAAGACGCGGTACAGACTCTATGATTGGCTGCCATAGCCGCGTTGTTTCAAAACAGACGACGCGGCCATTATTTCGGCAGTTCTGCCGCTCTTAACAATCGACTTCAGACGATCGTCGCTGTATTCCTGATACTTGTCCTTGAGGGATTGGGCTTCGTTCGCGGTCTCTTTGACCTGATCAAAAACCGCCTTACCTACCTTACCAATGACATTCCATAATCCCATATGTCACCCGATTGGCGAGGAACTGATGCGCTTTTTACGGCATTTTGGGCAGTAATCTGGGGTGCCGTAACCGGTTTTGCTCGTCCATTCATGCTTGCAATCTAGGCACTTGGCCCGATAAATCACGCTCATTGCATTTTCCTTGAAGTTGGCTGATGGCAAAAAGATATTACTTTTCGTGTGTAATCTGTCAAGTAGATTGCACATTGCATGTATTGGGTTGAGCGAGGCGGCTTGTCTCCGCATCCAACGATCCTGCAATACCAGCCCAGCCTCGCCGTCGTGCGAGGTTTTTTCGTTTTCGGCCCCATGCCTGCCTCTTTGCTCTGCGCGGATGACAGTGACATGGAGGCCGAACCTATTTGAGGACCACAGATGAGCACGGAGCAACAAGCTCTCGCGGATGTGCCCCTTTGGCTTTTGATCTTGCTGAGCATGGCGGGCCTGTCGGGGGAAATGCTGAGGGCGTCAGTTAGTGACCTTGGTCTTCGGCAAATCCTGCAACGGGTAGCTTTGCGGTTTCTCGCATCCGGTCTACTGGGTATGGCCACGCTGCTGCTCGCAATGGCGCTCTGGAACAACCTGTACCTCGCCGCCGGACTGGGCATCGTCATTGCGGTGATTGGTGCCGATGTAGCCGGTGGTTTGTACACCCAGTTCTTGGCGAAGAAGGCTGGCGTTCAAGTCGGCAAGTAAGTCGCTGACAATCAAGCATTCGAAGGAGATCGGCCGATGCAAGTCCGCGTGATAGGCGATGATGGGAAAGAGCTGTGGGTCAAAGGTGAGACCGGCGGCGTAACGGGACTGCCCTACCGCCGGGGTGGTGCACTAGATAAGCTCATCGCGGAGTTAGAGTCAGCTCTGCAGAAGGAGCTGGAGGCGCAGGTCGACATCGTTGTCCACTCTGTGGCTTTGCTTGTGAGTGACGAAGTCGGCGAGATGCTGGCAAAGGGAAACATGCCACCAAGTGACGTTGCTTTAAGCCATAACCTGGCCCCTGATTCTCAAGGGGTACTCCACTTTCGCGTCATTCTTAAGGTTGAATCTCTTGAATTCCCGTAGTGAATCTACTGGCGTGATAGCCGCGATCTTCTATTGCAGAAAGCACGTCGTTCTTGATGAGCCCTGTGGGTAGCTTATCGAAGTCGGTATCAATGTCGCGTTGATAGCTCAGGCCTTTTTTAAACTCAGGGCTTATAGCTGAAAGCGTTTCAATGTCTTGGCCGTGTTTAACAATCAGGCATCGTTCAAGTGCATCATCGCGGTAGATATCTACTTGCATTTCAAGGTCCTTTTCATGAAGGCGTCAGGATGAAGCCTCCTATCAGCCATCCTCGGCAAATCGCTGCCAGGGTCGGTCTCGGGATGCTAGCAATTTGTCTGAGAAATCTCATTGACCTAGCTGCTGGAATCGCCGGGGACCCTGGGGGATTTCCGGCTGTACGGGGTCGGAAACCCGCGGGAAAGCGTTAGCCACAGGGCTGGAAAGTTAGTTGACAGTGGTTGACAGGTTGACAAGAAATTCTGTGTTTTCAGCGACAGAATTCGCGTGATCCAAACAGTGTTTTGTAGTGAAGTCCCCCCGGTTCTATTGGGCTGTAGGCCTTTTTTACGCCTGTTCAGATTCTCGAACAGTAGCCCCGGCGCAATGGTCAGAAGGCTTGTCAACTAAGCCGGGTTAGTTGACAGGCTTGATAAGCCACGACGATGGAGGCCGCATGGCTTTTGTAACTCGCAAGGAGTACTGCGAGCTGAAGGGGTGGTCCAGGCAGTACGTTGGCAAGCTGGTCAAGGGTCAACGACTGGTTCTGAATGCTGCCGGGCAGATTGATGTGGATGCCAGCGAGCGGCTTCTGGCCATGACGAGCGACCCGAGCAAGGCTGCCGTCGCCGCTCGACATGAGCGCAATCGCCCGAAGCGGAGTGATCAGCCACCGCTGGAAATAGTCGTCGCAGACTTTGTCGATGACTCCTCTGATCCGGCGCCCGACTTTCAAAGGTCACGCGCTCTTCGTGAGCACTACCTGTCGCTTCAGGAAAAAAACAACTTCCTTAAAGCCCAGGGCACCCTGGTAGAGCGCAAAGCGGTCGAAGATGCGGCCTATAACGCCGGTCGCTTACTGCGTGATCTTTTGCTTGGAATGGCTCCGCAGCTCGCGCCTGAGTTGGCCTCGCTGTCTGATCCATGGCAAATCGAAAAGCGTCTGACGTCGGCTTTGCGACAAACACTGGAAGATGCTGAGCGGCTGTCAGCAGCAGATCTAGAACAAGCCATTACCCCGAGCTAAACCTATGTCCTTAGAAATGTCGAACGGTGCGACGGTGTACCGCGAAGCGTATTTCCGTGGGCAGCGACCAGAGCCAGATGTCTGGATTGATCAGTGGGCCGACGAGTACATGCGCATCCCGCGCGACACGGGTGCGGCCGAGCCTGGTCAATACCACACTTCGCGCACCCCTTATGCGCGTGAGCCGATGCGCTGTCTGTCACCTGCCCACCCGTGCAAGCGGGTGGTGACCATGGTGGCTTCGCAGTTGATGAAAACGCAGATCGCCTTGAACTGGATCGGCGGCCTGATCCATATGGCCCCGTCCAACATCCTGACGTTGTTGCCCAGTCTGGGGTTGGCCAAGCGGGTATCGTCGCGGATTGGTAAAACCATCAAGGCCACGCCGGTTCTGCGTGAGCGCGTGGCGTCCAACCGCTCGCGAGATGCGCGCAACACCATGGACACGAAGGAGTTCGAGGGTGGTTCGCTGTACATTACCACGGCCGGTTCTGCGGCCAACCTGGCGGAGCTTTCCGCGCGCTACATCTATGGCGACGAGGTTGATCGCTGGAGTGTGGACGTGGGCGAAGAGGGCGACCCGGTCGAACTGGCCGAGACTCGCGGCAGTACTTTCGGACGCAACGCCAAATTTTACTTTTCTAGCTCGCCGACGATCAGGGGGGCGTCACGGATCGCTGATCTATTTGAGGTCAGCGATCAGCGTTACTACTACGTGCCTTGCCCGACCTGTGGGCACATGCAGGTTCTCGAATGGGAGCGCTTGCATTACTCGGTGGATTATCAGGTGGTGCATTACCAATGTGCCGGCCCCGACTGCGACGTACTGATCGAAGAGCGCTATAAGGGCGAGATGCTGGCGAAAGGGGAGTGGCGAGCACACACCCAAGGCGATGGCGAAACCATTGGTTTTAACTTGAACGCGTTGTACTCGCCGCCCGGCTGGACCGGTTGGGCCTCGTTGGCCAAGCAATTCGAGAAGGCTAAAAAGGCTCAGGCCAAAGGCGACCTGGAACCCATGCAGGTGTTCTACAACACTCGCCTGGCCAAGGTCTGGGACAGTGCTCAAGAACAAACCAAAGCCGATGTCTTGAGGGATCGCGCACGACTGGAACGTTACGGCCTTGGCTCTATGCCCGAGGGTGTGCTGATGCTGACCGCTTCTGTCGACACCCAGCACAATCGCCTAGAACTCATGGTGATGGGCTGGGGCGCTGGCATGGAACGCTGGGTGATCGATTTTCAAGTGATCGCCGGCGACCCGGCGGATGAGCGTACGTGGTTGGCGCTGGATGAGTTGCTCAAGGCACGCTATCGACACCCTAGCGGTGTTGAACTGATGCTCCTGGCCACGGCGGTCGACTCCGGCGGCAACCATGTCGACGAGGTGTACCAGTTCTGCCGCCTACGTCGTTGGCGCAATGTCTTCGCCATCAAGGGGGCGAGCAAGCGCGGCCGGCCAGTGATCGCGCAGCGACCCTCGATGGTCGACGTGACCTGGAAGGGCCTGACTGAACGTCACGGCGCCGAGCTATGGATTGTCGGCACCGACACGGCGAAGGACTGGATCTACAACCGCTATGCATTCGACACCGGACCGGGTGCGCTGCACTTTGCCAACGACCTGCCGGATGATTTTTTCGCCCAGTGTGTGGCTGAGCGCAAAATCACCCGTTACGTCAGGGGGCACAAACGCATCGAATGGACCAAGGGCAAGTCCGAGCGCAACGAAGCGCTCGATCTGCTGGTGTACAACCTGGCCATGGCGCATTACCTCGGCATCAATCGCTACCAAGATCACGATTGGGAGCGGGTTCGACAGGCGATAAACCAGTCGGTCCCCCTCGGTGATGACAAACCTATTCAGGGCGAGCGACTTAGCCGTCCAGTCGCAACATCAGTGCAGCAACATGTGTCGCAACCGCCCATGCAACCGCGACCGGCAGCACCACCACCTCAACGCCGCAGTTCCACCAGCGGTTACCTGAAGAGACGCTGATATGTCATTTACCCAGAAGCACCTCGACGCGGTTGAGGCGGCCATCGCTCGCGGTGAAAAAACCGTGCGCTACACCGACCGTACCGTGGAATACCGCACCGTCGACGAACTGCTCAAGGCGCGCGAGGAAATCCGCACGTCGCTGATCAGCGCAGCCGGGCCGCGTTCTCGCGTGGTTCGGTTGTACCACGGAGGCAAAGGACTCTAATGGCCCGTCACTATCCGACGCTCACCCGTAACGGATTCGTGTTGCCGTCGAACATCAAGGCCAGTTACGAAGGCGCCGGGGAGGGCCGCCGATCCACGGGCTGGGATGCTCCCGACAACGGGATCAACAGCATCAACACGCCGGCCTTACGCAACTTGCGTTCACGTTCTCGGGCAGCGGTTCGCAACGACCCATATGCCTACAATGTGATCGACAAACGCGTCAGCAACTTGATCGGTTCCGGCATCACGCCGCGACCGAAAACCGACGACGAGGCCCTGCGCAAACTGCTGCAGGAGCTCTGGGAGGATTGGGTTGATGAGTCGGACGCCGATGAACGCACCGACTTCAACGGTCAGCAGGCGC